ACTGGGATAAGGAAGACAAGATTGGATTCACCTATTCTTGTGACCTTATCTCACAATCACTTATTACATTATACATTCGCTTAGGAAGAGACTAATGGCACTATCTGACTCAGTTCAAAACTCACTTGATGGTGCAGAATCATCACTACGCAATGCCCTGGCATTTGCTGCCAGACAAGAACGTCCCATTGTTTGTACCCAAATTTCCAAGATGATTTCTGACATTGAGAGTATCGGAACAATGGACGAACTTCTTGACACACTTACAGACCTTTCTGATAAAAATAAGTAATGGATTACAAAACTTCTGGCGTTGACATTATCAAAGGACGTTCCTTTGTAGAGTATATCAAAGCACTAGCACCTAGTGTTGGTGGGTTCAATGGAATGATGGAGCTCCCATCAGGATATGAGAAACCTGTGTTGGTATCTGGTGCTGATGGGGTTGGAACTAAGATTAATATCTGTAGAATTGCTAACGATTACAGCACTATTGGTATCGATCTGGTTGCTATGTGTGTCAATGACGTTATATGTTCTGGCGCTAAACCATTATATTTTCTAGACTATATCTCTACCAAATCACTCGATGCTAACGTGAGTGAAATCGTACATGGAGTTGCTACTGCTTGTGCTATGGCAGGAATGGAACTCCTAGGTGGAGAAACAGCAGAACATTACAGAGCAACTGACTATGACCTTGCTGGTTTCTGTACTGGTGTTGTAGAGAAGTTTGAGATTGTTGACGGTAGTAACATCAGACCTGGTGATGTAGTAATTGGTATTGAGAGTAGTGGTCTTCATAGTAATGGATACACACTGGTCAATGATATGTTGTGGAGAAATTACATCTACTATAAGGAGATGCCTGAGTTGCTAACACCAACCACCATCTATGCCCGTCTCATTCAGCACCTGTTAGATGAAGTTCCTATCCTAGGCATGGCACACATCACTGGTGGAGGACTGCCTGAGAACCTTCCACGATGCCTTCCAGCAGGTCTTACGGTTGATGTTGATTACAATGCTTGGGAACGACCTGAGTTGTTTAATAAGATTCAGGAAGCAGGAGACATTACTGAGGATGAAATGCGTAATGTATTCAATCTTGGTATTGGATTCTGTTTGGTGGTGCCAAAAGAAGTAGTAGAAGACACTCAAACTTTTATTGCTGCCACAGGTCTGGAATCATGGGTTATTGGTACAGTTAAGTGATCTTGTGGTATGATGACACACTTTCTTATGAAAGTGAAATGTTTGATAGACTCAAATGTTTTGTAAAAGAAAACACAAATAAGCAAGGATCTAAATACTACAGTAATTACAATACGGACAGTGAAAAACTTAGTAATATTCCTGTCCTAGGCGATTACCTCATCGATTTTTATACTGAAAATATAAAAATAATGATGAAAGACCTTGGTGTTTTTGGTCATTTTGTTTATGATATAGAATACTGGACCCAAATGTATTACCTAGGTAGTACATCTCACACACCTCATTCGCATTTTGGTGATGGAGCACAAGTTTCATGGGTTCATATCATAGATGCTCCAGAAGATCAAGATTGTTTTCACTTCATTGATTCTAAATGTAATAAGTTTTACCCGAAGAATCAAAGATCAAATACACTATTTGCATTTCCTTCTTGGGCAATTCATAGTGTTGATAGTTTGAAAGTAGATCATGATCGTATAATTGTCGCAGGTAACGTTAATTTTAAAACTCAATTATGAATATTGTAATCTATACCAGATCAGGATGTAAGTATTGTAGTCAGGTGAAGGAACTCATGGCTCGCTCCCAGTTTGAGTATGAAGAAAGATTCATCTCGACCCCAGAGCAACGACAGGAATTCTTAACAGAACATGCTGGCGCAAAGACCTATCCGTATGTTATAATTGATGGGAAACCCATTGGAGGTCTGGTAGAAACCGCTAAATTATTTGTGGAAAACAAATGGATAAAAGCACAGAACCAGCAATAAATAAAGGCATAGAGCTTATGCTCAGGAGAGAGCAACCCGAAACACCTAAAAAAAATGGTGTTGTCCTTGACCATTCATTCACTCTCCTTGGTAACACAATTCAATTCAAGTTTGAATTTACTTGGGGACAATCACGCAAGTAGTTGGAGCACAAGCAATGCAAGTATCCGTAATTCTTTTTTTCTCGGCGGTCTTTGGTTTACTATCAATAATTATTGGATTTATTTCTGGGTGGTATGTTAACGATGTAGTTTATGCATTAAGAAGTCAGGATCAAGGTTACACACAGCATCCAGAAATGTATGATGATAATGGTGTGTGGATTAATGAAGAACTCTATTCAGTAAAATTTGTAAAGGAGGACGAAGAGGAGGATGATAATCATTGATATGAATCAGGTTATGATAAGTAACCTGATGGCTCAATTGAAACATGATCAGTTGAATGGTAATCTAGTACGCCATATGGTTCTCAATTCACTGAGATCATATGAGCGTCAATATGGTCAGAAGTACGGCGAGATGGTTCTTGCCTACGACTCTAAAAAGTATTGGAGAAAAGAATATTTTCCATACTATAAACAAAATAGAAAGAAAGATCGCGAACGTTCTGGTCATGATTGGTCAGCAATTTTCGATCTACTCAATGCTATTCGAGATGAGATTCGTGAATTCTTTCCATACAAAGTAGTAGAAGTTCTTGGCGCAGAGGCAGATGATGTTATCTCTACCCTGTGTAAAAACAAAGGTCCGAAAGAACTTATACTGATTCTATCTGGCGACAAAGACTTTATTCAATTGCAAAAGTATTCAGGAGTGTATCAATACAATCCTATTACTAAGAAAAGCATTGCATATAATGATCCCCATACATTCATTAAAGAACATGTAATCAAGGGTGATAAGTCTGATGGGATTCCAAACTTCCTTTCACCTGATGACTGCTTTGTCTCAGGTTTGAGGCAAAGACCTATCAGTCAAAAAAACTTATCCAAGTGGGTTGATCAAGAACCAGATGCCTTTTGTGCTAACGAAACTCAGTTAGCAAACTACCATCGCAATCGTGTCCTAATTGATTTCGATTACGTACCTAAGGAGATTGAACAGAAGATCATGGATCAGTTTCAGTCCCTAAATACTAGTGGGAAAAAAGTTCCATTGGAATACTTCCAAAAATATCAATTGAATGATATGATGGCGGAGTATTTTTTTCGTAGTTCTACAACATTCAAAAAATGAAACTATTAATTTCAGAAGTGCTCCAGAAAGTGAGCAATGCAAAAACCAAACCTCAAAAAGTTAAGATCCTTACGGAGCATAATACACCAGCATTGAGAGCAATTCTTATTGCAAACTATGACGAAAGTATTATCTCTATGCTTCCTGAAGGTGTGGTTCCATTTGAAGCAAACGATGCACCTAAAGGTACAGATCATACTGTACTAGAGAAAGAGTACCGTCGCTTGTATCTGTTCTTCCAAGGTGGTTCAAATTCTTTGAAGCAATCTCAACGTGAGAACCTATTCATTCAGATGCTTGAAGGTCTGTGTGAAGAAGAAGCAAACCTGCTTATTCTTGTTAAGGATAAAGCATTGCAGAAAAAATATAAGGTTACTCGCGCTTGTGTAGAGCAAGCATTTCCAAGTATTGTTTGGGGAAATAGATCTAAATGAAATTAAAAATCACAATCCTGAATGAAGATTGTGATCCTAAGTTAGGTGATGATAGAACACTTCCCTATACTACATACCTAGTATATTATAATCTAGATGGTCAATTAAAAACTGATCTTGTAATGTGTAAAAAAGAAGTGGATATTTTTGACCACTACTGGGATCAATATCATAAAGACTTTGTAAAGTTCGTGAAGACTGAAGGTAGAGCCAATCCTAGACTATGGGTAAACCCTAATCCTGTTAAGACATGACGATTACTACAAGAATTAGTAGCAAAATGAATACATTTTGTATTCAGTACTGGCCCTTTGGTAGTACAGAACAACCCAAAGTGATGCGTAGAATTAATAAGAATGGAATAGTTATTTCTACCAAAAAGTTTTCCGAAGTGTTTATGTATACTTCATTGCAAGACACTTGGGAAGACTGTCAGTGGTTGATGGAAAATGGTTTTGATATTAAAGTACGTAAGTGTAACCTAGGAAGAAACGATAAGTTCTGGTTAATTTAATGGGTGATCATTATCTATTGAACTTATTTGACTGCGATCCAGACATACTTAATGATGAAGAATTCATTAAAAGATTGTTGGATGATGCAGCATACTGTGCAAAGATGACAGTGTTGAATATAACTTCTTATAAATTTTATCCCCAAGGTGTAACTGCTATTGCTTTACTTTCTGAAAGTCATATGAGTATTCATACATGGCCAGAGACAGGTAAAGCAGCAGTGGATGTGTATACATGTGGTGAAGATGCATCACCTAAACTTGCATGCGATGTAATTAAAGTGCAACTCAAGGCTCGCGAAGCAACGATCCAGCATATTAAAAGATAAGACTTGACTCCACTAAATAGTTATGGTATAATTACCACACGTTCATCCCGCTCTTGGGTGGGACGCAAGTAAGTCGCGGAACGGAGCCGTTCATCCCATGTTAGAAGTACTATTCTATACAACACTCACCTGCTCTCAAACTGATGCTATCATGTTGAAGATTGAGAAGAATGTGAATCTATCTTCCATTGTGAAGATAGAGTTGGTTGAGACCCTTAAGGACTCAGCACCAGAATGTGAGTGGTATTGGGACGCAAACGACTAAAGGAACGGATTAAAATCCAACTACTTTAGGAGTAACAAAATGAACACACTTAACCTGATTCGTAAGCAGATTCAAAAAGCATCTGCACTTCACGACGCTCAGATTAGTCACACTACATACCGTGGTGTTGAGTATAATACACGTTGTGTAGAATCAAAGCAAACCCATGGCACATTCTGCTATCGCGGTAAACTTTACACCAAGTGATTTAACTAAGGGGGGTTGACACCCTCCTTTTTTTGTATTATGATATACCCATATCATTTCCATGAATGCTCCTGGTCTCCACCCTATGGTGACTGGAGAATACATTCATTGAGTGAGAAAAACAATTTAATACTACCAATACAACACATAAAACATCTTCTTACTGAAGATAGACTTCAACTAATCACTCACAAAAAGATAGCATGGAAAGGTAAACATCATTACCCTTTTCATAATCTAGATGATTGTTTATGTTGTGAAGGCAAACGTTTTTTATCATGTGACATACGTTATCCAGGTATCATTACTGAGGGACACAACCCATATGATAATGACTATCGTATGATAGATGGAAAACATAGAATGCAAAAGATGCGATACCTTGGCATGTCTGAGAGTATGTATTATCTTATCCCATTCAATAACCTTATACCATACTTTGTAGAATCACCATGGACAGAGCAAAATTGAAAATGATTTATAAAAATCTCAAATCATTATGCAATGCACTTGAGTCTGAAATCTATTCAGATCCTCAAGCATACATTTCACATAAAGATGAGGGTACTGCTAAATTTCAAGATGGATATGATGATGATGGAGATCCTGATTAATGTATGAAGAACTAAATTCATTTGAAGAAGCACTTAAACATTTCGGTACTAGAGTTGAATACACTATTGCTATGGAAATGTCACGACGCATCACTCCCGAAGATGCGTATCAAATGATCAAGGATGAACTCAAAGAAGTTAAAAAGTGTCGTAAACTATTCAATAAGGAGCAAACATAATGTCACAACCACGCCAGAAAGATCCATCCGATCCACTCTATGATCCTAATGATAAATGGAATGAATACAAGGTAGACTTCCATGCTAATGAAGAACACTCACCTGATGAGTGGGATCCAAAGACAGAAGGTAAGATTGCTGATCCACAAAACAGACATCAAGATAAAGTTCTAGATAAGTTCTGTGATGATCACCCTGGTTCACCCATGTGTAAAGTATTTGATGAGTAACTACTCACAACAGCAGCAAGTAAACAATTGAAATTAAATGACTAACATGGATGTTAAATTAGTATCTGTAACACCTGAGGCAGAGAAGACGATCGGTTACATTGCTCGCGTAAGCAACCCCAATAACCAAGACAACCCTAAGGTCGCTGGTCTACTGAGTTATTGCATTAAGCATGGGCATTGGAGCGTCTTTGAGCAGGCACACATGACTTTGGAGATAAATACCTCTCGCGGTATCGCAGCCCAAATTCTGCGTCATCGTTCGTTTACTTTCCAAGAATTTTCGCAACGCTATGCAGACACTAATCTCCTCACTAGTGAGATACCTGTCCCAGATCTTCGATCTCAAGATACGAAGAACAGACAGAACTCAGTGGATGATATCAGCCCCGAAAAGAAACTTGCATTACAAGGGGCAATTGCAAGACATTTTGCCGAGGGTATTGATCTCTATAACGAGCTTCTGCGTCAAGGGGTTGCTAAGGAATGCTCCCGTTTTGTTCTTCCTTTGGCTGTTGGCACTCGTATTTTTATGACAGGAAATTTGCGTTCATGGATGCATTATATCGATCTAAGATCTGCTAATGGCACACAAAAAGAACACATGGATATTGCTGAGGCATGTAAGAAGATCTTTATTGAACAGTTCCCTGTGATTGCTGAAGCAAATGGTTACCTATCATGATGTTGCTGAACTAATCAGTGAAGGTAAGATTGTAGCAATCTTTCAAGGTGCAGATGAAGCAGGTCCGAGAGCACTGGGTAATAGATCTATCCTTTATGATCCCAGAGATCCAGAAGCAAAATATAAGATCAACATAGTCAAGCGTAGAGAATGGTACAGACCATTTGCAGCGTCTGTTATGCTTGAGTATGCTTCAGATTACTTTGACCTTGCTGGACTACCTGAGAGTCCTTACATGACGTATGCAATGGATGCTCATCCTGAAGTATATGATATCATTCCTGGTGTCCTACATGTAGATAAGACTTGTCGTATCCAGACAGTAACTAAAGAGCAGAACTATAATTACTACATGCTTCTTGATGCTTTTAGAATAATTACAGGTGTACCTATGTTATTCAATACATCATTCAATCTTAGTGGTGATACTATAGTTCACAGTGAAGCAGATGCATTAGACACACTCAATCGATCTGCTATTGACTTTGTTTATTTTCCTGACAGTGCTCAACTATGTACATCTTAAGTGTCAACATATCACATCACCCGTCATCATGTTTACTTAAAGATGGTGTAGTGCAATACTTTATCGAAGAAGAACGTCTTAATAAAACAAAAAACTCTAGAATTGAAACACAAGAAAGCATTCGTACTAAGAGTAATGTTTATCAGACTGTTCGTAATGGATTCCAAGCAATTCCATATGTAAAACATGTTGATCATCTTATCTTCGCATCGTATGGTTCACCAGGAAACGATCCACGAAGAATGCATGTAGTTAAGAATGCGTTAGCAGATCATGGTGTCACCTTTGGTAAGACACACTATGATATGTACCGTCATCACATATACCATGCATCTAATGCATTTTATATGTCTGGTATGGATAATGCTATCGCTATTGTAAAGGATGGTTCTGGTGCTCCATCTAATAGAGAATGTGTGTCTAGAGAAATACAATCCATTTACGATTGTAGTTACAATGGTATCAACGAACTAGAACAATATTATTCTGGGTTTAATCGTGATAGTTTTGTAGAAACAATAGGTCATAAGACATATACTAATCATCTTGCATGTGGTTGGATCTTTTCTAGAGCATGTGAAATGTTTGGATTCAATAACTCAGGTGCTGATGCTGGTAAACTTATGGGCATGGCAGCATACGGTCAGATAGAATCTGATGTGTCATGGTATAAAGAATACAAAGGACATTACCTTACAGATAATTCTGTTGTATACAATGAGATGCATAGTGTTTCTGATACCTTTGATTCAAAAGCAAACTTTGCTGCTAAACTTCAGCAAGAATCATGTAACCACACCATGTATACAATTCAAAAAGTTATCGACAAGTACAATCCTAATAACATTGTACTGAGTGGTGGATACTTTATGAACTGTGTAAATAACTATAAGTATGTCAAGAAATTTCCTGACATTAACTTCTTTGTAGATCCAATAGCATTCGATTGTGGAACTGCCCTTGGCGCAGCGAAATATTTGTGGTATAATACTACTGGGTCGCAAACAAAACATCCTCATAGCATCTACCTTGGACTAAATTAATGCCTACATACCCTGTCATAAATAAATCTACTGGAGAAACACAGACACTCCACATGACCATGAAAGAATATTGTTCTTGGAAGGATGAAAATCCTGAATGGGATAAAGATTGGTCGCAAGGTTGTGCTGGTGTCGGAGAAGTCGGAGACTGGCGTAACAAAATGAACAAGACTCATCCTGGATGGAGTGAACACATGAATAAGATGGCAAAAATGCCTGGATCACAGGTGGAGTGGTAACCTATGCCTAGATCTAGAAAGAAAACACAACCTGACATCGCTGGAATGTCTGCAAAACAGAAGAAACGTCGCAAGCCTATTAGTGAAGACTATCTTCTGAAAGTTGAACCGCTAACAGACAACCAGTCTGTTATGTTTGATCAGTATAATTCTGGTCAGAATATTTATTCATATGGTTGTGCTGGTACAGGTAAAACTTTTGTTGCATTGTACCTTGCTCTTCGTGATGTACTAAGTGAGACAACACCTTACGAAAAAGTATACATCGTTCGTTCGTTAGTAGCTACGAGGGAGATTGGTTTTCTTCCTGGTACACATGAAGATAAAGCATCACTTTATCAGATTCCATACAAGAACATGGTAAAATACATGTTCGAGATGCCTGATGATGCATCTTTCGAGATGTTGTATGAGAATCTAAAAGCACAGGAGACTATCTCATTCTGGTCAACATCATTCTTACGTGGTACTACACTTGATAATGCCATTGTTATTATTGATGAGTGTCAGAACCTTAACTTCCACGAACTTGATAGTATCATGACACGTTGTGGTCAAGACACTAAGATTATGTTCTGTGGAGATGCTCAGCAATCTGATTTGCAAAAGACCAATGAGCGTACAGGTATCTTAGACTTCCAAAAAATTATTTCTAACATGAATGAATTTTCTTTGGTAGAATTTGGTATCGAAGACATCGTTCGTTCGGGTCTTGTCAAATCTTATCTAATTGCTAAACTAAATCTAGGGTTGTAAACTACATGATCTTTAATCACTTGGGACTTGACCCCATTGAATTACACACTGTAACTATCGAGGGGAAACGATATTATGTAACCCCAAGTGGTGGTCACTATCCATCAGTCACTACTGTAATTGGTAGCAATGCTAAGAAGCAAGCAGGACTAGCAAAATGGAGAGCAAAAGTAGGTGCTGAGAAAGCACAAGCAAAATCAACTCGAGCTGCTGGACGTGGTACAAGATACCATAAACTAGTAGAAGATTACATTAACAATGAGTTGGATGAGACTAAGTATAAAGATCAACCCTTGCCATGGTTGATGTTTAACTCTAGCAAGCATATTCTTGACAATATAAATAAAGTATACCTACAAGAAGCAGCATTATATTCTGATCATTTACAAATTGCAGGGCGTGTTGACTGCATTGCAGAATATAATGGTGTACTTTCCATCATCGACTTCAAGACTTCTGCTGAGCAGAAGAAAGAAGCATGGTTATACGATTATTATGTACAAGAATGTGCATACGCCTGTATGCTACAAGAAAGATACCAGATTACTGTTAAGCAACTGGTAACTATTATTGCATGCGAAGATAGTGACGTTCAGGTTTCCATTGTGAAACCAAAAAAAGAATATTTCTTGAGGTTACAGGAGTACATTCACGAATACCAGGTAAAACATGGCAGAAAACTTGGAGGATAAATTTATGACCGCTGCGAGATTCTCGCAGGATGTGGAAAAACTAGTGCTGAATAATTCTGATATGAATTATATTGATGCAGTAGTACATTACTGTGAAACAAATGAGATTGAAATTGAATCAGTCTCTAAATTGATTAGCAAACCACTTAAGGAAAAACTTAAGTTCGATGCTCAGAAACTAAACTTTATTAAAAAAACAAGTAGAGCTAAATTAATGCTGGTATGACAAGCGACTTCTTTAAATCAGAAATGGTCCGAGGTGACCTTCAGGAAATGTCTGAACTGCAACAGTTTTGTATGCGTTCTATGGTATCATTTCCAGTTCTTTCTTCCGAAAAGAAAGTGGAATACTTTAATGCTTTGATCGCACTGATCGAGAAACAAAAAGTATTTTACATGAGACTTACACTATCCGATGATGCAGAAGCAAAAGACATGGTTCGATCCATGAAAGAATCTGTAGTTCTATTGGGTGGTGAACCTAGAGAAGACATCCTTGAGATGTTCGATGAACTAGTTGGCAAAGTCAATAAAATGAAGGACACACTAGAGACCACTTGATAAAGTGGTCCATGGGGTTGACGCCCCTCTCATACCCTGTTATAATATCTTTGTTGGGCAGCACAGTACTTAGCGTAAGACCCAACGTAAACCAAATCCTATAAATCCAACATGTCATTCGCAGATCTCAAGCGCAAGTCGCAAGCAAACTTTGACTTCCTACAGAAGGAACTCACCAAGTCTACTAAAGAAGGAGGTGCTGACGAACGCCTCTGGAAGCCCCGTCTAGACAACACTGGCAATGGATATGCAGTCATCCGCTTTCTTCCTGCCCCTGAAGGTGAGTCACTTCCATGGGCAAAAGTATGGTCCCACGCATTCCAAGGAACAGGTGGGTGGTTGATCGACAACTGCTTGACCACAAATGGTGACCAGTGTCCTGTTTGTGCATCAAACAACAAACTGTGGAACAGTGGTAACGATAGCGACAAAGACATTGCACGTAACCGTAAGCGCAAGTTGAGTTACTACAGCAACATCTATGTTGTTACTGATAAAGCAAACCCTGACAACGAAGGTAAAGTATTCCTTTACAAGTATGGTAAGAAGATCCACGACAAGATCCTTGCTGCCATGCAACCTGAGTTCCAAGACGAAACACCTATCAATGTCTTTGACTTCTGGGAAGGTGCTAACTTCAAACTGAAGATCAAAACCGTTGCTGGTTACTGGAACTACGATTCGTCTGAGTTTGCTGCACCTGGTGCAATCAGTGCTGATGACGAAGAGATGGAAGCATTGTGGAAGCAAGCATATTCGCTCGAAGAATTCACTAATGCTGATAAGTTCAAATCATATTCTGACCTAGAGAATCGCTTGAACATGGTTCTTGGTAAAGACCAAGCACGTGCTCAAGTACAAGAAGAAGAAGAGTATGAACCAGCACCAGTTGCATCATCATCTGACTTCAATGCACCAGACATCACTGAACCCAGCACTGTAACTAGTTCATCACCGTTCTTGGCACAGTCTGAAGACGATGATGCCTTGTCTTACTTCGCTAAACTTGCTGCAGAAGATTGATTAAGTTCATCTGGAAAGGTCTGAATCATCCAGTTACCTATCTAAACCTTTCATTGGTTGGGTTTCTGTTGGTGATTCAGATTGTTCACACTAAGGCACACCTTACTTTAGAGACAGACGTTCATGGTCATGTGCATAGAACACTCAAAAAGAACCCAGAACTAGCACGATCTTCCTGTTACAAATTGAACTTTTAATTTACATAAACGGGGGAAATTTTTTCCCCCATTTTTTTGTCCAAAAAAGTCGATCAAACTCCAGTCTTCTTTATTCTAGTAGAGATAGTATCTGTTGAGTCTGCATACTTATTTGCTATCCTAAATTCATTCTTGAATGGTTCAACAAATCTTTCTTTAAGAATAGAAATTTCTCTACGCTTTTCATTAAGTCTTTCTTGGTATTCAAATACAGTAACTGGTTTCACAATAGTATTAGCACCAACTGTTTGAATAGTTTGATTAGTATCAAAAAATTTGATAGTGCTATCCATGAATCGTTTAGTGACTACCAGTCCTGGTTCATGAATTACCTTACCATGAATTGCAATCTGACTCTCTGCAGATGTAACTTCATACTGTTCGATCTCTGCATATGGATTAGCATATGATGCTTCTAATCGTTTACGTAAGATGTGTGGATCTTGTGGCCAATCAAAGATAGGATTAATAATATTATTTGTTATCAAAATAATCCAGTCCATTTCTGGAGCACCATAAAATGTATTAGCAACAACCCATGGTTGTTCAAAGTCTGACACTTGATACTTTTTAAAGTATACTGCACTAGAATAATACTCATCGCTTATTTTAAAACGACGAAAGAAATTCTTTGCTATAACATAATCAGATTCCGAGAACGGATACTTGATTGGTTTAGAATCGTACTGGATTTCTGGTAGTAAGTTAAAATACATTAGAGTGATGCTCCTCCGTAACGGATCTCATCGCGGTAGACAAGTTTTGTTTCTGTGAATTGTAATGTCAACGTTGACGCAACGGGTGAACCGTCACTGTATGTAGAATACTGACCGTCAGGTGTATAACTAATGGCAACATTTGTTAGAGCACATGGTTTGTATTGTGTCAAGTATGGATGCTCATTAGATCCTTTCATGAATCTAATAATACACAGTGAAGGAAGACTGATGTAGTTTCTGTTGTGTTTTGATTCTGTTTTTGATCCTTCCTTAGGCTTATCATTATTCTTAAATGGATTCAATCTAGCACCATTAGTACCGAACCCAGGCAGTGCTGCCCTTTTAAATGTGGTAAGAATATCGCGAATTTCTTTTGCTTCTTTTTCGTTATTCGGTTGCAACTTAAAACTTAATCCAAATTGTCTTAGATCAAATCCAGAGAACAGTAATTCTGTATTTGGATTAAGAATAACACCACCAACTCCACCTAGTACATCATTAATACCAATAGAACCACCAACTTTACCTGGTATATTATTAATTGCTGTTGCGATACCATCTGCTAACAATGCTTCACCACGTTGGAACATGTTACCAACATCTTTTGTAATGCTTGCAGCAGCATCACCAAATCCACCTTTGCCATCGCCTCCCAATAAAGCACCAGCAGATCTTAATGCATCAGCACCAGTGTTAGTAAACGCTTTACCACCCCAGGTTGCACCGTACTCAGTACCTATATCTTCAGGCATGTACATACAAATGCGAGGCATACCAGGAATACTTTTTAGACTTGATATGCTAGAGTTGTATGTTTGGATAGCGTTTTTTTGTAGAGGATTTTTATCTCTAGCAAAAGGTGGGGAATATTCTTTAAATTCAAACGAAACATAATCAGTTTGTTCTGTGTATAGTTTTCCTTCAGGATACTTTAAAATTTCGCTTCCTGCTTTAGTTCTATTGCTTTTATTATTAAAAGTATACTTTGGTTTTTCGTCAGGCATTACGTCACCATCTCCTTGTCTGATTGTTTACCATAACTTTGTATTACTCTAGTGCCTTTGATCTTATCGTAAAAAGATTCATTTGTTTCTTCCCAAACAAGTTCTTTATCGTAAGGAAATGATGATGAACCTATATTTTTTACAAAATCTTCAGTTGGTAATAGTATAGCTGTGTCCCACTCATCAGCAGCAAGATCTAGAAAGAGACCATCAACATGATTCTGCAAGTATTTATGAAAGCATTTCTTAGGAATGTCAATTCTGTTATTCATTAACTTAGAAACACATTGTATTCTTTTCTTTGGATTCATATAGTGTAGGTTAGCACCAAAGAATTCAGTTGGTGATGCTTTAACAACATAAACAAGTGGAAATTTATCATAGTATGGTAGGTGTCTCATCTTTGCTGTGTATTCAAACATAAAAAGATGTCCCTCTTTAGGATACCTACGTAGGACATTGCCATCAGTATTAGATTTCCTTTCATCACTCACAAACTTACTTAAATCTTTCTTGTATGTTGTTGCTGCTGCTCGAACTGCACTTCTATACCATGACAAACTTTTCTTTTCTCCACCAGTAGCGGATGTTATTTTTTCAAACAGTGTATTTCCAGCATCGGTTTTTAGATTGCGTTGAATTGATCCAAATCCTTGTGCCATTTTAGACTCCTAGATGATCTTCGGTGAGGATTAAAAATTTCATCTGCCTGTCCTCACAGAAGTCCTCAGCTGCCTCCCACTTTGCGCGGTTCTTAGCATAAGTTAGGACTTCTCTTTTCCAAGAGGCAGTCTTCTTTTTTGGTTTATCATTCGGGGGTTGTGTCTGTTTCTTAGGTTTAACTTCGATTAGATACTTACAAAGAGCGCCTGACTTAGACTTCACTTTGATATAAAAATCAGGATAGTAGCGATGTACTCTACCATCAGTCGGGCAACGATAAGGAATGATTACTTCCTCACTACCCCACTGTACTATACTATTACTATGGTCACAGAAAAACATAAATTTTCTTTCCCAGAGACTTCTATAAATGATGCGGGTAGGATTGCCCTTGTACTTCTCTGGGTTAGTAGGTTTATACACTCCTGAATATGCCATAAATATAATTATAAACCATCACTTTTATTTAGAGTGTCATTAAGAAATTTTATAGAAACTATCAATGCTCATGGAGGTCTCTCCTATAGCAATAATTATGATATAGAATGGTTCTTTCCTATTCTCACAAATGCTGAGACACAGAAAAGACAGGACACTTCATTGTATAAAGTCATGCAAGACTTTGGAATGGGTCTCTCAGGTGGTAGCACAACTAAGGTTGGAGACCAAGAAGGTTTTGCTGGTGGATTAATTCCAACTACTGATGTAAATAAAAAGGGGATGATTCTTAAATATTTTTGTGATGAAGCACAACTTCCTAATATTTCTGCTGCTACAGGGCAGACAACAGGTAGATTCTTAGGTGAGGGTCAAGTTAATTACCCACACACTAGGGTGTTCACCGACTTTCAACTGGGATGGATTTGTGATGCTGATATGACACCGCTAAAGTTTTTAAACTTATGGTATGGTACTATATTTCAGGAGTACGCTGCATCAAACGGTGACCTAATAAAACCTGATCTCAATAGTGGATTGACACTATCATCTCAAAAAGATAAGTCAGCACAAGGTAATAAACTTCAAGTAGAAAGGTCTGTTAGACTATCTTATCCTGATGAGTACCTTGCTAACTGTACCATAACTAAGACAGAGAAAGGTGAAAATGCTCCTAATTCTAGAGCATCAATGACATACACTCTGTTAGATGTGTACCCATATTCTATTGACTCTGTTCCATTATCATATGGAACATCTCAAGCAACAAAAGTGACAGCGAATTTTTATTATTCCAAGCACAACATTACGTACAATAATATTCAAAATTATAAAGGTTAAATTATCATGGCATTACCATCAGTTGTTACTCCGAGTTATGAACTTGAATTGCCTTCGTCTAAAAAGAAAGTTAAGTACCGTCCTTTCTTAGTCAGGGAAGAAAAAGTTCTGCTCATTGCAACACAAAGTGAAGACAAAGATGAAATAAAAAGAGCAGTAAAAGATATTGTTAGCAACTGTGTGAAGTCACGCATTAAATTGTCTGAACTTACATCATTTGATCTAGAGTATTTGTTTCTAAAAATCAGATCAGTATCTGTGGGTGAAGATATTCCCATGAAGATTACTTGTCTAGATGATAACAAAACTGTTGTTGATTATACTATTGATTTGAATGATGTTCATGTATACTATCCAGAGGGACATGATACTAAAATTATGCTGACTGATAAGGTTGGACTTATCATGGGATATCCTGGTCTCGAAGAATTTATTGACATCACACTTATTGGTAATGAGATTGATGATCCAGATACTGTATTTAATATGGTCGCAACTTGCATCGAGCAAATATTTGAGGGCGATGAAGTATTTGATGAGACTACAACTACTCATAAAGAGAAGGTAGAATTTATTGAGCAACTAACACAGAAACAATTTGAATCTATTCAAAAGTTTTTCAAGACGATGCCTGTGTTACGTCACACATTTAAGGTAGTCAATCCTACTACTGGAGTCGAATCTTCTTACACACTTGAGGGCTTGGCATCTTTTTTCGGATAAGTTTGTTTTATAATAGTCTTGAAAATTACTATAGAACAAACTTTGCATTGATGCAACATCATAAATACTCTTTGACGGAAGTTGAAGACATGATGCCATGGGAGCGAACCGTCTATGTCTCCCTGCTTAATCAGTATCTTAAAGAACTAGAAGAAAAGCAAAAGCAAAATGCCTGAAGTAGATCCACAAAGGAAAAAGCAGTTACAAGAAGTCATTGACCGTATGTCAAAGGGCTTTGATGAGAACATGCTGGATCCTTTGTTGGAGCAGATTTATAATGAACCTGATGGAGAAGCACAACCTTTACCATCTGAATCTAAGGTAAAGTATAAAAAGAAAAAATTTCAAGTCATTAAGGTATCATCTACTGGGCAAGGTGATACTCTAGCAGGATTTCTTGGCGGTAAGGTCAAGGAATCTTTTAACATGGCGGCAGATGCACGTCGTAAAGATCCAAACAAAATTCCTAAGGAAAAAGGACACTACCTAAAGAAAGCATTAAAGTTTCAATTTGGTGGTGACTTAGTTAACAGGACTAAAGGTACGTTTTCGTCAGATCCTACTGATGTTCAAGACCCAGCACTGGGTAAGTCAGGTAGATTTTCTGCACAAGTACAACCAAGTTATGATATACAGCAGGGTCCACTACAAGCACCGCAAGGAGGTAGTGAATCAAACGCCGAGTTAGTTGCTGCTGCAGATGAAGTTGTCAGTAAGATAGATGAAGTATCTGCTGCTAAAGATAAAGGTAGCGAACAACTCGCACTTGCTATTGAAATCCAACAGGATACAAACAAGCAAGTACAAGAAGTAGTAACTGAAAACAATACACTACTAAAGAAATCAAATATAATTAAGAATAGATTTCTTAGATTTCAAAGTGACCAAGATGAATCGGCAAACGTTAAAAAGGTAGAGAAACGCGGCGAGTTTGCTGTTGATCGTGCTTCAACCGTAAAAGTTGATGACAGTAGAGAAGATCCTAGAGATAAAGAAGAAGAAGAAAAAGGTGGTGGAGGTTTATTAGACACTGCTCTAGATTTATTAGATGGTGGAAGTTACTTCGGTAAGTCTGCTAGTGTAGGAAGACGAGGTGCGGGTAGAATTGTCCAAAGGACAGCACTACGATTTGGTGGTAAGAAACTTGCCAAGACTGCAGCAGTTAAAGTAACTCAATCATTCATTAAGAAAGCAGCACTAGGTTTAATGAGACCGCTCATTAAACGCATTCCGCTTATTGGTGGTCTGATTGACTTTGCAGTGTCACTTATGTTAGGTGAACCACTTGGCAGAGCAGCAGCAAAAGCAGTTGGTGCTACACTTGGTGGAGCATTAGGCACACTAATTCCTGTACCACTTGCTGGAACCATTCTTGGTGGTTTCCTTGGTGACATGGTTGGTGGTGCTGTTTATGACGCACTTACTGGTGGTAGTGGAGGGGGCGATACTAAACCAAAAGAATCTGATGCTGGCACATCATCACCAACAGCAGGACTGTCTGGATTTGAAGATGAAGCAGACACACCACAACCAGACCCATATGGACCTGGACCTGATATTAATAGACCTATAGAAGGACCACCAGAAAAACTTGCATCAGGTGGTGTTATTGCTGGTGAAGCAGGACCTGAATCAGTATTTAATCTGACATCTACTGTAGGAAGAAGTACAGTTAAAGCAGTATCTGATATTGGTAGTTCAGTTTCTGCTGTTCCATTTATTCTAGGCATTACTCAGGATATCATCAATAGTACACCTGGTATTGATATGATGAAACCATTTTTGTCTCAATATATGGGACCACTGGTTAGATTGTTTGGTGTTGCTAAATTTAGTGTCAAAAGTATACTAGGAAAAGGAGCAACATCATCCTTGACTGATCCAGGAGATGATAAAGACTTGGAAGCAGGTGGTGGTGGTTTAGGTAAAGGTGGTGCTAAACCTGGTGAAACAATGACAGGAGCACCAGCAAATTTCAATGGTGATGTAGATATGGGTGGCGGTGAAGGTAGAACTACTGCTGGCGCTGTTTATAACTATCTACTATCTAAGGGACTAACTGAGAACCATGCTAAAGGTTTAGTTGCAAACATAAGTAGAGAATCTGGATTTAAATTAGGTGCTCATGGTGATAAAGGTATTGGTGGATCGTTTGGTTTGTTCCAATGGAATATGGCAGCAGGTCGTGGTGGTCCTATGATGGCAGCAGTTCCTGATTGGAAAACAAATTGGAAAGGTCAGATAGATTATGCACTACAAGAATTTACTGGACCAGACTATCTTAAACAATCATTTGATTCACCTGGTGCTGCAGCACATTGGTGGATGGCAAATTGGGAAATCCCTGCTGCTCGTATTCAGGCACAATATACCCCTGCTTATTATGAAGGTATGATTCAGAAGATGGGATTAACTGCTGGTATGTCAGACACACCACCTACACCACCTAATGCTCCACCTACTGAAACACCCGCAGGTGTTGATCCTGTTGGTGCTGGTGGACTTCAAACACCATCTAATTTAGACAGTGCTGATGAACACATTGGTGGAGGACAACAATTAAGTCCACCAACAGATGTACTACCTGGTGCTACAGTGTTACCTTCTACTGTAGCTCAAGCAAAGAAAGGAGGTGCTGTGATTGTACCTATCATAATGGAGGGAGGTAATTCTGGTTACGTGGCGTCTACGCCAAGACCAATGGGATCAACTGAACGTGTATTTTACACAGAAAAAGGTCAGAAAGTTGATGGCAATTACTTTAAGACCCAAAGGTTGAGAACTAATTGATAAATATATAGATGAAAGCAAATCAACTTTACGATTACACGAATTCCGAAAAAAATTCTCCGCTAATTTTTTGCTAAAAAGGTTTACTCATGGCAGCAGGCACTGTAAGTTACGAACAACCATCCTATGGCAGTCTTGCAGGCGCAATGGGAGACAAGATTGGTAGTGCCATTTCTATGGCTGCTAGTGCTAGAAAGCGTAGAGAAGATGAAATCAAAGAACTTCAAGAAAAATCAAATAAAACTGACGAAGAAGAATTAAGACTATCAGATCTGCTACAAGAAAAGACTGACCGAAAACCTGGTAGTCTTTTTGGTAAGGCAATGGTCAGTGAGTTTGGAGGTGATAAAGCAAGAAGAACTATGGGGTTCTTCCAATCTAATCCAGACGATAAAAATGATCCAGCATTAACAAAAGCACAAAGGTTTGAAGCATCACTTCAAGCACCACCAAAGCAGGGTGTAATTCAACCAGAGTTACCTTTATCAGATGCAGGATATAAAGAACAATCCACAGTAGATAAACTTGCAGGTGTAATTGCAATCAAGTTTAAAGAAATTAGTTCTAAACTTGATGGTCTTAAGAATCAAGAAGCAGCAGATCAAACACCATCAGTTGTTGTAAAATTAGCAGACAATATTAATGGTCTTAAGTCTTATTTTAATAAGAACAATAAGATCCAGGAAGAATCTAATACTATTTCTAATGAGCAATTAACTGAAAATATTAAAGCAGCAGATCGTGCTGAAGCAGCTGCTATTGAAACTTCTGGTGAAAGTAGAAATAGGCAAGTAGGTGGTACTGGTTATGACAATGAAAGGGACCGCCCTGAAGGTGGCGGTGGTGGTATTCTTGGCAACATATTAAATGTTGGTAAACGTTTTATAGGTGGAAGGAGAGGTCGCCGTGGTGGCAGAAATAAAATGCCACGCATGTCAAAAAGCAGGCAATATACTAAACCTATTGGACCATTAGGTAGAGGATCTAGTCAACCATGGGCAAGTAATCGTGGTCAAGGCGGTGGAATGGGTGGATTCATGCCACGTATGCAATCAAGAGCACTACCAAAACGTAAGTTTGCATCTGGTGGTGTTATTGACAGACCTGATGATCAGATTAAATTAGCGAGCGGTGGAGTTCTTGATAACCCTACAGATATTTCTG